TTTCAAGTACTTCTTGTGTAAATACCTTTTCTGTAAAGAATTCAGAATTAGGAACTGTTTCATCTAAGTGTTTACAGATCCAGTTACGAGCAGTCTTCTTAGGTACTTTCTCGCCTTTCTCAATGCTTCCTTTAGCAATACCAATATCTTCCCAATCGATGTAATTCTCAAGACCAACATAACGATTCATACCTTTAGTATAATGAAGGTGGAATTTAATTGGATGAGGTTTAGCAAAACGATTTTTGTTTGGCTTTGCTGTCACAATAATACCTGCCTTTTCTGCGCCTTCTTTAAGCTGTGCTTTATTCAGCATTAATACAACTGATGCTGCGTATTCAGGTCCTGTACCACCACCTGCAATCTGCTGTGGAATAAAGGACTGTGACTGATACGTGTGATTAGTAAAGATAAAAGGAATCTTAAGATCAGCAAGAGGTGTCATAATGATACGGAAGATTGACTTCAGAATCTTAGATCGTGTCATATCTGATTTCTCAGATCCACTAACTGCATCATCAATTTCTTTTTGAGTTGCCAAGTTACCCGCTGAATCAAGAATGATCATGATTTTTGGTAGTTCTGCACCAGCCCTCTTAGCCTCTTGCATCTTACGAGTTAATGAAGTTACAGATTGACGGAAATCTTGTACCGTATTCATTGGCTGATAGTTCACTTTAGAAACATCAATACCAAATTTAATCATCTGTTCTTTATCGACTGCTGCTTCTGAATCGTAATAGATTACATTGTAACCCATATTAATCGCTTCTCTAACTGAGTTTAGTACCAAGAACGTCTTACCTGTTCCTGATGGACCAGCAACTGAGCTTGATCTATTATTTGGCCATCCACCGAATAGAGAACCTGAAACACACGCATTTAAGTGATAATTACCAGTGTCAATCCACTCTGTAACTTCACTAAAATTAGATTGTTCCATCACTGAACCCAATGGATTCATGTTCGCTAATTCAGCGTTGACGTCGTCGAATGTAAATTTCTTAGCCATGTTAAATGTTATTTTTATTATCTTGTACTCGCATATGGTTCAGAGTTTCAAGAAGATCATGTGTCTCTTCTTTAATATCTTCCATTTGCATTTTTAGCAATCTAAGTCTCATGTGTATTTTTTTATACTCTTCAATCTTAGCTCGCTGCTCATCAGTTAAATTACTGAGATCTTGTCCTTCAAAAGGAATGTTAATGTCTTCCATAATTAAGAGCCTTTAACCTCATTGATCATATCAGTCAATGTAATTTGATTTGGATCTGTAACTTCATTCATATTACGCTCAGCCCAATACATTGATCGGATTGCCATACCAAGTTCAGAATCGTTTGGAGTTTGTTCTACTAATCTTTTAATCTTGTTTTCCATAATTAAAATAATGATGTTGAATAAATTAAGTTTCTATTTAGAGTTTGTAGTTTAACCGCTTTCAATACTCGATTGAGAGGATCAATAACACTCTTTTCAAATTGAGTTTCAATGTCAACTTCTGGTGCGATTTCATATGGATGGTCACCTGGAAGGTAAGCAAACATATCTGAAGCACTGTGTTTACAGTGATATAGTTTTAACTTTTCACCGTTACCAATCATCTTGTACTTATTCTTATACTTAGGTGATTGATTCATTAAGAAGTTATAGAAACCAGCTGCTTTAACATTGGGTGGACATTTCAACCCAATCTGAAACTCAATAGTATCGTCAACGATATATTTCTCAATATTGTTCGTTCTCTTATTGAAAGCAATTTGATCAACATCTGCTAATTTAAACTCTTTCTTTGCTTTCTTTAAGTATTCAACTAATTTCTTAAGAAGATCTGCTGTTGGCTTTTCTGATAGAACGATCTTTAGCGATTCTGTCAAGTGTTTACGGGCAAGAGCTGGAGTCGATGATTGAATAGTATCAAATCCAATAGTCTTAATTTTCTTAAGTCTTGGGTATCTGTCATCTACTTCTAATTTATCTTCCCATGCAATGTTCTGTAAATACTTTTTCTTAGCAAGCCATATACCTGAATACGCAATTGTTTCAAGTTCAAATGCTAAGAAGTTATCAGTATTCATTACTTCTGCATACTTTTCCATTGCCTTGACAATATAGTCATTCAATCTAAAGTTATACAGTTTCATAATAAATACGTCAATTGGCATTGATTCACCTAACCATTCAATAGACTCATACATTTCTTCAAACTGAACATAACATGAATCTGTATCGATATAGACAACCGAAGGTCTTTTTAATTGATACTTTACATTAATATTAAAGTATTCATGCACTGCAGTATCTTTTGCCCAAAAATCTTGAAAGTATCTGTTTAAGATCTTTTCAGAATATAAGATTGCGCTTTGACCTTGTAGTGTAATACTTTCTGCAATATCAATATTAAAGAAGTGGAACCATTTGTTACCAAATGCACCGTAAATAGAGTTAAGTGTTACTTTAACTGCTTGTTCGTAAGCAGTGTACTTTGCAGACATGGTTTCGTAATACTCAACCAATGCCTGCATTTCCTTTACACTAAGCTCGCTTTCCGGCTTTTCAATTAATTTTTCTATATCTAAACTCATAATTATTCAGCCGTTTCACATGTTGCAATCGTCAATAATGTCTCTGAATCTTGTGAGCGCATTACAACACGATTATCTAATACGTGAGCTGTATAATCTTCTTTGTCTAATAGATTAAAGTATTTTTTAAACAAGGTTACTTTAGTACCTTTAGAGCCTTCATAATCTGGTGTTACAACCATATTGTAAGTGCTACCTGCTAATTTAACACCGCTTCCATTTGCTTCAAAAGAGAATGTTTCTTCTTTGTCAAGAGAGAATAGTGAACGTGCTTTGTTAAGAGTAGAGTAATCCATCTCAAATTTGTAGCTTGCGTCTTCTACGTTGAAGATACCTTGAATTTGAGCGTCAGTAAGATCTTTATAACCTAAAGATGGATCTGAACATGCCAAAGTAATTTCAAGCTCGTCATTAAAGATACGGAATGTAGTTGCTACGAAATCTTCTTCGTTTTCAACAAACTCAATTTCAGCTTGAATCGAATCGTATTCGAATTGCTTAAATGCATCTGTCAATTTAGAAGCGTCAAAGAAAGCTACTTTCAATTCTTTGCTTGCATCAATACCATCTTCTACTTGGAAGACTTTGCTAACTGGAATACGGTGGTGCTTTACGGCATCACGTTGAGGAAGGTATGCACTTGCTTGCATCACGTCATCCTTGATCTTAAAATAAACGAACGAATCGATAACTTTTAGACGGTTAATAAAACCGATAAAGTTGTTCTGGTCTACTTTGTTAATTTTAATTGTCATACTTATTAATGTTATTCATTTAAGTATTATACTTATGAGTGTGCGATAGTTTCAAAAATAAAAAAGAGGACCGAAGTCCTCTTTAGTATTGTCGCTTAATTTTTTTAGTCTTTTGTAGGACCTTCGTTATAAAGTCCATATTGTTTACCGCCATAGATTTGACGGTTGATTTCGGCAATGTGCTTTGAAACACCATCTGCCATTTTGTCTGTACGGGAATCAATATAACGATAAAGCTCGTTTAAGTCATCCTCGTGTTTTGAATGTAGTTGATCAGCATATTTAATAAGCTCATCTTCTTTCTTATCTAAAAGAGCTTCAAGTTTATCAAGCTGCGTTCCAAACTCATGTTCTGACCTTGCTGCAGTGTTTAGAATGTCTCTAACCTCTTCGCGTAATAGGTCTTGTAAATTTGTAATCTCTTTTTCAAGGTTGCTTGTCTTTCTTACCATCATGACCATACCTCCAACAGCTAGTAGAACTACCACCGAAAGCATACCCATAACAAAATAAAGTGTTTCCATAATTTCTGTATTGTTTTTTTAGTGCGACAATACAATTATTATACAGTGAATATGCCCATAGTTTCAACCAAAAAAAAGCCAGTCTGGTTAGGACTGGCTGCTCAAAAGAGCGGTTGATTTAGTATACAACCTTTGTTTATATATCTGTGTAAAAAACGAAGCCGGGCAGTAGCGAACTCCCGGCTTCTATCCGTTAACTAGTAACGGTCCTAAGGGTGGTCTTCAAACCACACCTAAATCTTATCCATCGCAGCTTAAACAATCTGGATCCATTGCTTGTGATGCGATATCACCTCTAAGAACTGATTCCGTTCTCATGTAATATAGAGTCTTAATTCCTTGTTCATAAGCCTCTAAGTGAACTTGGTTGATGAATTTTGGAGTTGCTTCCTTTGGGAAGGCCAAGTTCAATGAAACTGCCTGGTCAACGTATTGTTGTCTAACCCCAGCTTGTCTCACTAATTCCATTTGATTAATTTCTTTAAATGTCTTAAATACATCTTTAAGTGGAATGTAATCTGAAGCTTCTACTTTAGATAGTTTATTCCATTCTTTAGCAGTAATTGGATCATAATCATATTGACCAGTTTTTACATAGTAATCTTCAATCCATGATAAACCTTGTACTGATCCACCATCTTCTAGAATTTTATCCCATGTTGCTTTTGTATTTTTATCAATCTTATCTAATACTCTTTCAAGTGTTGGATTTTTACGAATGAATGTTCCTTTAGCACTCTGTTCTGTGATCAAGTTTGCAGCCCATGGCTCAATACCTGCAGAAACGTTACCTGCTAATTTAGAATTAGATACTGTCGGAGCGATTGCTCTTAAGTGAGAGTTTCTCATACCAGTTCCAACACACCATAGTGGTTCGCCCATTTCCGTAGCCATATCTCTTGAAGCTCTTTCGCTTTCAATCTTAATTTGAGAGAAAATCTTACGAGTTTCAAACTGAGCTGGTAAGCTATCAAATGCAATACCACGATCTTGTAAGTATGTGTGCCATCCAAGAACACCTAAACCTAATGCTCTACCTTTTTCTGCAGAACGTACTGAGTTCTCAAAACCTCTCATGTATTTTGCTCTTTGAATGAATTCTTCAAGAACACCATCAAGGAACCATGTTGCAGTGTAAATAAGATCTGTATCTTTCCACTCATCATACTTAGCTAAGTTTACAGAAGATAGACAACATACGAATGAGTGATTCTCATCAGTGTGAAGCGTAATCTCTGAACAAATGTTTGTCATGTAAACTTTAAGTCCATTCTGCTTGTAAGCTTCAGGATTTGCCTTATTAATATTACCTTTATATACGATATATGGCTCACCAGTTGCTCTACGTTTTCTTAATACAGCTGCCCATCTCTTACGAGCTTCCTTATCACCATCTTTTACTTTTTGCATGAAACCATCAGAAACAATAACTGCTTGGTGCATGTTTAAAGATTGACGGTTAACATCGCCTTTAGGCTCTCTAATTTCTAACCATTCCCAGAAATCACCATGCTCAATATCAATGTTTACTGAAGCTGCACCTCTACGAACTGAACCTTGGTTAGTTGCAAGAATTGCTGAATCGTAAATCTTAATGAATGGAACTACACCATCTGATGTTCCGTTTTGACGAATTTTAGCACCAGCTGGTCTAATCATATTTACACCAATACCAACACCACCTCCATGTTTTGCAAGTAGCATTAGCTCTCTATTCTTTGTGCCGATTTCGTCAATTGAATCACCAACATCAATACCGAAACATGAGATTGGAAGACCTCTTTCAGTACCTGTATTTGATAATACTGGAGAAGCTAAATTCAACCAACCTCTCCAAATATAGTCAAAGAATTTAGAAGCCATTTCTGGTCTCTGTAGTCTTTTAGCTACTGCAGTTGCAACTCTCCAGTATGCATCTCTAGGTGTTTCACCTTCTAATAAATAATTACCTGTAATTGTCTTAACGTATACTTCAGTATTACCCCATATTGGAAAGTCAACTCCGAGTTCCCAACCTAGGCTTTCTCCGTGATTAATCTTATCTGTCATTTTTATATTGTATTAATTAATTATGCGAATAAATCGTCTTCATCCCAGTTTTCATCTTCACCTGCCTTAGAATAATCTGTAGGGCGGATTGCAAAGAAATCTGTATGAGTGTGACCACCAGTTAAATGATAGAACCATTCTAATTCGCTAGCTTGCTCTTCACTGTAATTCATAAAAGGTCCTTCAGTATAACCTAATTCTGCAATCTTTTCATTTGCTCTCTTAAGAATGAAGTGCTTAAGATCATCTGCTCTAAGGTTGTCTAGATCACCCATTTCAAACATCTTATCGATGAAGTTATGTTCTAGTTCTACCATCATTTCAGCTGCTCTTAACACATCGTCTTTAACTTGAGTGTGTAGCTCTGGATACTCTTCAACCATATGACGGAATAACTGACATCCCATTTTAGAGTGAAGTGATTCATCTCTTACTGACCACTTCATTTGTTGACCAATACCTTTAAGCATATTTCTCATTTGGAATGAGTATAATACTGCAAATGAAGAGTAAAGAGAAACACCTTCAGCAAATGCTGAGAAGATTGCCAATGAACGTGCAACTTCTCTTCTCGCTTGAGAACTTTGTGCTAAATCTTCATGAGTCCAATCAGCTGTAGTTGATGTAAGCAATTCAAATTTAGCAGCAGTTGATGGTTCATGTAAGAAAGCTGCAAAGTCTTCAAGACCTAGAGTTTCATTAAGGTATGAATACGCTGTCGCGTGAATAGTTTCCTGTGAACCGAACATCATAGCCATTTGCTTGATTTCATGCTTAGGGAACCATTTTGTAACCATTGTTGTCCAGTAATCTGAAACTGCACATTCTGTTTGTGCAAATCCTAGGAGGATGTTACCGACCAGATTCTTTTCTTCTGAAGATAAATTCTCATTCCAATCTTTAACATCACCCTGCATTGAGATCTCAGTATGTAACCAAAACGCTTGTGCTTGTTTCAACCAACCTTCATTATAATAAACCGGATATTCAAACGGTTTAAATTCTATTCTTTCTGTAAATAATTTTGACATTTTTTAAAATCTATTTTTTTTAAAAAAAACTAATAGCTATTAGAGCCTTCAAAAGGCCCTTGGGTTAAAGGCCTTCATTGAATAAGTTAGTGTTGACTTATATATTCAATGAAGGCTCAGCTAACTGAAAATTGGCTTTAAGATATTAACTTAATCTTTTTCTTTAAGTGATCAGCTTTACTGAAATAATCATACGACGTTTTCTTATATTGTTTACGCTGATCGTATAAATCTGACAATATTTTTTTCAAAATAGAATCTTCAGTCGTATATACTACACCATTATCACAAACAATAACATTCTTATCTTTACGTCTTTCAGCAATTTGATCTTTATACACTTTTTCGATAAATGCATCAGGTGAGATGTTAAACTGTCTCATAATAGAAGGATATAGAGATGCAAAGTCAAATGCACTTACACCTTCATAGAAACCTGTAACTGGTTCTTTAACGAATGCTCCAACGTATTGTCCATCCTTTTGGCCATCTTCTTTATACTCTTGGCCGATTCGCATATTCATTTCTGATAATTTACGAGCCATTAGCGATTCAGTAACTGCCACTGGTGAAGCTGCTTTATAGAGAGGCATCATTGTAATGTTTGCCAATGTTAAAAGTACTTCCATTGATTTAAGTTTCTGATCAATATAATGAACCAATACAGAATCGACAACATTGTAATAAACATACTTAGTAAAGTTATCTCTATAAAGGTCTTGGAGTGATCCTGTGTACTTAATTTTCTTTACGTCTAATACTTGACCTGAAACATAATCGAGTGAATTAGACTCCTTTACTTTAACCGAGCGATCATATTTATCATATAACTGCATGTAATCAAGGATACCCATATGGAGTGGGCGACCATCATTACGATCTAAGTTCTTAGTGACAGATGCTTCTTGAATATCAATCTGTAATCTCTTACAACGATTTGTGATGTATTGCCAGTCATAGTTAATAAAGTTCCAACCTGTCATCATCGGGAACTTAGGCATAAACTTATAGACAAATGTATACACCATATCGTATTCAGACTTGAACTTATGATACTTAAACTCCCAATCTTGATCGAAGTTTTTAAAGTATTCATTAGTATCTTTCTCAATCTTGTCGATTTGTTCAGGTGAAAGATCTTCTAATCCTAATACAATTGCCTTTCTTTCAGGCGTAATAATTGAGAAAGTTAAGATGCGGCTCTTAGCCTCTTCAGCCTTTGGGAAACCGTCAACAATCTCAGTTTCAATATCGACAAAGTATGTTCTTGGATTATTATAAGCAAAGATTTCTGCCTTATCTTTTTCAGGTAAATTGTCTAAGAAATATACAAGTGAAAACTTATTGAATTGGCGGGCAGGTCCTAATTTAACAGGACGGCCATCCCAATTCTTATATTCATTACTTGCACTGCGATCTTTTTCATCACATACATACCAGTTTCTGAATTTGTCTACATTATATCTCTTAAAGGCAACTTTACCTTCAGTGTCATAGTATGAAATAATGACATCATTATTTCTTTGTTCGATATCTAATATCATTAATAGCCTCTTTTTTGACGGTTCTTATTCTCTTCAGCCTTTGCGAAGTAGTAGTTATAAGCCGTTTTTGCATCTAGGCCAATTGATGCTGCGTAATTGATAAAGAAGTGTAGAATGTCTACCCATTCCATATACAATTCTTTGCGATCGTCATCTGACAGATCTGAAACTTTCATAGTTTCATATTTTGAGAAGTCTTTCTTCCAATATTTCCATACTGCGTTTCCAGAACCATCTTTGATACCACCTAAAGCATCAGTCATTTCATGAATTTCATCAACTACTGCGTGAGTGTTAACATGCCAAAAGTTCATTACTTCTCTAATTGACATATCTTCAAAGTTAAACCCGTAGGTTTTTTCTTGCATCTCTTTTTGATGCGTCATAATGTCTTCTAAGTGTGTTGTTGAATTATCATAGAAGTCTTGAACTTCTAGATCTTTACATTCGTTATCTATATTTGCCATATTTGATTTGTTATATTATTAATACGTTAATACACGAGATAGTTTCAGTTTTTATTTGTCCATTTCTAAAACTTCTCCCCATTCTCTTTGTGAGTTTATTTTTTCTTTAATATCTTCTGATTCCGGGTAAGGTTGACCTCCTACATTCCAAAACCATGCACCCGGATTACCATGTTTTACCATAAATTCCCAAGCTTTAGCATCATAGTTCATTGCGGAAGGAAATGGCGGTGCAAAAGCAGGATTTACATTTGCAGAAAATGCCTTTGGATGAGACCATACTTTAGCTTTACCTAATTCTCCAGTTTTGATATTTCTAGATACTGCAACTGCATTGAATTCTGCATCTGGCCATGCGATTTGTAATGAACGTTGTAATACCCCCGTAGAAATAGCAGACCAAACTTCTGTGGGATAACCATGTTTTTCAGCTATATCATATGCAACTTTAACTGCTGCTGCCGTAACTAATTCGTGTTTTAAACCCAATGGAATAAAAGTTGCATTATTTTCTTCTGCCCATTCCTTAGCTATTTTATTTAAATTAGGCATTGCTGCAATTCTTCTAAATTTAGGAATAGCGCCTCTTTCAATACAAATAGCCTGGTGGTCCGATATAACCTTTCCAGAAGGCATAAATAATACTAGTTTTTTATTATATTTTTGTGCTAAATATGCAAGAGAAATACCCGCAAAACCATATCTTGGTTGAACATATACTAAAGTGTCTGTTGGTGCCTTTTGAACTAAAATGTCTCCAAATCTACACTTAGAACCAAATCCCATCATGTCATCTCTAACAACATTAAATCCTTCATGATTCATAATAATAGGATCATCTAATGGATCTTGCCAGTCACCTGCTAAATCTAACCACGCTTGTCTATTTGGCATCATTAGATTTAAATCTTGGTTCATAGTGCTTGTAGTATGTGTATCGTGTGCCATCTTAAAAGTTTGTTTTAGGTCCTAAATAATCTGGGTTCGTCATATATTTATTGTGGTATTCCATAATCTTATCTCTAGCCTCTTCAGCATTATCTACAATTCTAAATAAATCAAAATCTTTTAGACTCATTTTACCATTTGTGTTAACCGTCTCCATTAACCAATCCATTAGACCGGACCAGTATTTTTTACCCACTAATACTATTGGATAATTTACATTATGTCCACATTGCGCAAGTGTAAGTGCTTCGAATAATTCGTCAAGTGTTCCCAATCCTCCTGGAAATACTACGAATCCCTGTGAGTATTTAAGGAACATTACCTTTCTTGTAAAAAAGTATCGATTCTCAACTCCCATTTCAACATACTTATTCATACCACTTTCAAATGGTAGTTCAATCCCAATTCCAATCGATTTACCACCGACTTCTTTGGCGCCATGATTTGCAGCGGCCATAATTCCAGGTCCTCCTCCAGTAATCACTCCAAATCCTTCACAAGCAATTAGCTTGCCAAATAATTTAGCCTCTTCATACCATTTAGTTCCAACCTTAGTTCTTGCACTTCCAAATACACTAATACAGGGCGTGTTAAGTTCATTAAATGTATCAAAACCCTTGGTGAATTCTCCTTGAATTCTTAGGATTTGCCATGCGTCATCTGCTTTGTTTTTCATTATAATTTAATTTATTCGTTAGGATAATCTCTACCCCACATATGGCGTGTGGTTTCAGCATTTACAATTACATTTTCAGTTGGATGTTTTGCTAAATTAAACTCTCCATCAAAAATCCAAGTATATGGAATTCTTTTTGTAGGTGATTTAATGCCATGACTAATTGCTATGTGCTTATAAAAGAAACATGTTTTATCTTCTACGTTTAACATCTTTTGACTAGTCATTGGATTATTAGGGTGATTAGCTAAAATATTCATTTGTTCCAACCAAGACTCTGCATATTTATTTTCTGCTATAAATTGACCTTCTTTATCGATAGAATATTTTACTTTACCATTTAAATTAGGTCCACCAAAGATTTGCATCATACCATCAAAGTGACCCGTACCACCAAATAGGATTGATTCAGGATCTACTAAATCTGGTCGACTCATCGCAACATATCGTGCCGTGTTTTTACATGGATACAGTGGCGATCTAAATCCTTGATGTTCTTTAAAATAAGCTTCTAATAATTTAGCAAATTCCATCATCGTATATGGTCTCTCTAAGTCTTCAAGAATATGAACCATATCTTTCGCTGCTTTTTTAGGACCTTCTAATAACCAATCTTTTACTTGAGTGCCTTTAGGGTAATAAATCTGAAATAGATCATTACGTGCATGTCGATTCTCTTTAAAGTGTTCACGTGTCTTTTCTTCACCATCATTGATCAATTTCATAATAGTTCCCCAATGTTCATTACTAAAAGAGAAAACAATTGTATAATACAAAAGTTTTTCTAAATCAGTTTCGTGTTGCATCATATAGCAATATGGATGTTCATGCCAGTGTAGTCGGTGGGAAAATATTTGATAATCTTCTAATAACAATTGATCTTGTCGTTTATCAAATTCATGACAAAATTCAAAGAATTTATCAAAGCGCTCTTCTTGTGTCCAATCCTTCATCCAACTTTCTTTTGGCTTACCATTTTTCATAGCAATATCAGTTGTGTTTGGATATAGTATATTTTTGTAATTGCTCATTTCTCCTTCGAATTCAAATAATTTATTTTGTAGAAAATCTACATTTTTAGAGCCAGTTTTAGGATTGAATTCAATCTCACATTGAGGATCTCTAATTAAGTCTTGATTACTCATAACGATTTAACCATTTTTTTATACTCTTCTACTGTTAAGCCAGCAGATTGCAATATCTTGTCATCTGATGGGAATGAAGTCATACCATTAAATGTTTTGACTAGTCCAAGATCTAGCATTGCTTTTTGACGGCCAAATGGGTGATCTGTGATCGAAGATGAATTCCACAAAGTGTCCATATTGATATGAGCATAGTCTGCACCTGGTCTTAAGTAGTTTTCGATCCATCTAATAAAGTCACATGCAACATCTTCTGCATTATATGGTAGTGAACCTGTGTCCTCATAAATCTTAGTCATTACTGCGTCTAAGAAAACCTCTGACTTTTTACCACCACCTTCAATTGGATCTGCAAGATAACCAATACATTCTACTGCGTTCGTGCCATAATAGAACATAGATTCACGGTTCATAAATTCAGGGAACCAATCACATACATCAGCAATAACTGCGGCATATTGGAATCTATAAGCTCTTAAGCCATTATCAGCATTCCATTGAAACATCCATTCACCAAGTTCACGCAAGTCTTTTTTATCACCTTGACGCAAGAAGTTGGCCATATCTCGAGCCAATCGTGGAGCAAATTCACATAAGAAATAGTCTCCACCTCGTTTGTAAACATATTCTGGCTCTGTGAAGTCTGCCATACCAACAAATACATCTTCATTGACTTTTGGTGTTGGTGGTTTTGGAAAAGCAGGAAATTGGTAACCAACTGAAGTGTAAAACGGCGTTGGGTGATATTTGATCACTTCACACATTTCTTCAATCGTTTCACACTCGTGTAAATTGAACAGAATAGTATTGTGGTACCCTGAAGGTTTGGTTGCATAATTAATCGCAGATCCACAAACTCTATGTAAAATAAAAATATAGAGCCACTCTTCTAGACCAAATTTATCTCTTTTACCTGTCCAATTTTTAGCCACTTCTTCTCTTTGTGGAAATACATTACCTGCTTGCATGTGTTCCCAATATGGATGGTCTTGAGTCCATCCATAAAAACAATCATTTATAATTTGACTAAATCCAGCATATTTGCGTTCTACTACATCATATAATTCTATATGGTGCATTAGTTCATCGCCTAAATTAGATTCAGCATGAGGAATTTGACCCAAGTTACTTGAAATTTGTTGCTTATTAGCTAAATCAAAGTATCTTAAAAATTCATCGTAATATTTGGTTGTTTTAATTTTCATTTTTTGAAATTATTTCCCATGTAAAAGCATCCCTGTTCCTTTGATATTGTGACATAGACCAATCCAAATCACCCGTAGTAATTTCGATATCATATGCTGCATTTTTAATATTAGTTGGAGTGATTCTAATATTGTAAGTAGTTGTAAGTGACATATTAAAAAAGTGCTAAAGTTTGTTTAATTAATTTTTTGTTAGGTTCATTCTTTACCAAATCCCAACGATAATACTCTCGTGCGATGTGAACTGATTTAGGTTTTTCCATTACATCGAATGTTAATTCTCCAAGTGTATTGAAATAAACATCTGGGTGTTTATATGCTTGCCAACCGTTTCTTTCACACATTTCATCGATACCTGCATTGATCTCTTTGACCAATGCTGTTCTTTGTGCCCAAGTTCCGGTGAACGGGGTGCCTTTATAATAACCTGTTTTTGGTAATGATCTGCTTTCGTTTTCAATAGGAAGTGTATGAACTACTTCGATTTCTTTGACACCGTTTTCTTGAAGTTTTAAAAGCTCAGCTTCATAATTTTTTAAAAGTGTTTTAACTGCTGCAGATGGATTATCTTGTCTCATTAAATGGTGACGAACATCTATATTACCCATATAAACTCTAAGAGACTCTATCCATGGATATACATAACTATCAAGTCCTCTTTTAAGTGCACCGTGCATAGTCAAACCATCGTGACGTTGGGTCATATAACCTGGTGTATATTGACTAAAAGAGTGACTATCACCAAAACAAAGTTTGGTAGTTTTCTCGATTGAATCAATTTTAGGAATTTCAGTTGCACAAATCTCTTTAATCCTTTCAATTTTATCTTCGATAGTTTTAAATAAATCTGTACCGGTGTGAAGTCTTTGTTGAACCATAGTACCAACACATGGCATATCATGATGTAGACTAAACATTTTAGTCTTACTAAAAATTCTCATCACTTGATGATATAAATCGTCATTAGCACCTCCAAAAATATTGAAAGTACCTTTAAATTCCATACCATGTTCGATTAAAATAGCATCAAATTGATTCCAATCAGTTTCAGTATTAGTAATTACTTCTACATTTTCAAAACCAGCATTTAAACATTGATTTGCTAAGTGATAAGCCCATCCAGATTTATGTGAACTGGTTTTAGGGCTTAATTTACCAACTAGTGCTGCGATGCCTATTCGAGACGACTTGTCGGTAATATAGTCTGAAAGATAATTTAATTCTGCCATGTGTTAATTATTTAAGTGGATCTTCGTCTTCTGCGTAACCGTGTTTTACAACATAATTGTCTAATGCACCTAAATATGCAACAGCGTCTAATAAATTATCTTGTTTATAGTTATATGAATGACGACTTAATTTTAAGGCAACTAGTGCAGCATACATGTCAGAACCGTTAAGTTCTTTACCTGTCATGCCGTTAAAGATCATTGCCGCTCTACGCATACCCTCTTCGAAAGGACCGTACATGCGTTCTTTTTCTTCTGATCGCTCATTGACGATCTTATTTGCTTCTTCTAGAATATTATTTATTGACATATAAAACGTTTAATAGTTATACACACAAATATAGATTTGTTTAATTATATATTAGGATTAGTTTGGGATCACATCGGTGAGTCCTATTAGTATTATCCAACAATTGATGTATCATATAATTCACTGGGCAAAGATGTGTTATACATCATTTGACAGTATAACCTGAGAGCTTTGATATTTGTGCCATCTGCTCTACTAACGGCATGTGATAGATTGTTATTTACCACAGCTTCAACAAATCCACCGCCTTGGATACCAATGTTCCACTTAGTACATAGGATAGAAGTACCTATATTAACAATGTGATTAATGTCTTCTGTGGTTACTACGCCTTGAACCGAACTGATATTGTCATTTACATATTGTTCAACAATACCTTTTACTACTTGAATTTTTTCGTAAATTTCCATATTATATTTGAGTTTTTGAGTTTCCTGTTAATTGAATGTACATTTCAATGGCTTTTTTAAGCCCCTTGAGTTTATTCATCGTAATTTCATTAATTCCAGCAATACGAGCTTGTTTAAGTAAGTCATCATAGAGATAGCCGTCATATAAACCATAGACCATATTTACCAAACCAAAATCTTTACCTTGAGCCTCTTCAATAACTTCACGTGTCATTTCCATCATTTCTGAGGTGAAACAATCATGTCTGTTAAAATTTTTATACATATCTTTTACCTTTTAAATACTCTACTAATATACCAAAAAAAGCCCACATAAAAAAATGTGGGCTCTATTATTTTTAAAGAAGTTACGAACAATCTTTATTCTTATGTTTATTTTTTCGAGTATAATGCTTCTTACTCTTATACACATTACCTCTCATAGCTTGCCATATCTCTTGTATAGTAAACTGAGTTTGTTGTAATTTATGTTCTTGCTTTTTCATATTTGTATCTTTTACCTTTTAAATACTCTACTAATATACCAAAAAAAGCCCACATAAAAAAATGCGGGCTTAATTATTTTTAAAAAGTTTTAAGTTATCCGTGTTTTTTAACTATTTTCACTAATTCATCAAGTGATGATTTAACATAATCGCTAAAATCTGCATGTAAATCTTCGTCAGCATCTAATGGCGCATAATCTTTCCACTCATTGTATTTAGCAATAAAAGCTTCACTTGCATCGACAATCTTTTTAATGTCCGATTTCGCGTAGTCTTTTCCATAATAGCTATTTGGATCTACATCCATTCTTGCGGTCTCGTCTGTGAAAGGATTTCTAATATCTGTGCCTTGATAGTCAAATGTAAATGCTTCAAATGTAGTTAAATGTTTCATTTCTTTTCTTTTCTTTTTCTTCTTCTTGTATTCATCTTCTGCATCGCCTGATCCAGCTGGTACATCGCCCGATCCAACTGTACCATTATTTGGTAAAACTACTGGACCCATACCTGTTAAATTAGCAGGGGTTATGTTTTCGTCTACTGCAACACCTCTCTTCTTTAAGATCTTTTCAATTTCTTGATAAGCTTTCTTATAATCAGATTTAGCATAGTGCATTCCTTTAGCATAATTAGCATAACCATCTAATGCTCCGTTATACATTCCTAGTAATTCTTCATCCGACATACTATCATTAAATACAAACGGTCCAATAAATGCTTCGTCTACTATCTCTGGTAAACCAGCATGCTTTGTACTTGCAAAGTCTTTTAATTGCTTAAGTGTCATATTATCTGCTAATTCTTTTATTTCAGCACCAACTTCACTAGACTTTAACTCACCCTTTTTATAAGCGTAAGCTTGTCCCATTAATCTTTGCTGTGCTTTACTTGTACTTGGCATAATTTTTTAAGCTATATCTCTAACTTCACCCCAGATAGCATCTAGAATTTCTGAAGATCCACAACCATCGCAGTCTATTGCACCTGTGCCGATTTCTTTATCTTTATGATTGTATACTACTATATCAAATCCAGTATAACCATCATAAGTTGCCTTAAAATAACCGTTATCTAAGTCATCTATGATTTCATCACCATCTGCATTTACTTCGTCTGCAATATCTCTTTCCCAATCTCTTTGAGATCTTAACCTAGCAGCTTCATTTAGAAACTGTTCGAATAATTTTACGTGTTTCATAATTTTTATCTTTTAATTATAATGAGTACCAAGGTTTAATCCAATACTCAAAGAATACTTTTTTAAATTTACCAGACATAATCAAATGATTCAATCTGATTGATCTTGTCTTTAATGTTCTTAGCATAGTTCCTAGATTCTCTTTCGTAGTAAGACTCTCTGTCACCATATTGTTTTTCTGACTCTTCAGCCTGTGCAATATAACTAACATATCTATTATAGTCGTCTAAGATGCTTGACATGTGGTTAGAAGCATCTCTTAATCTAGCTTCGCTACCATTTTTTTTACGACCAATGATAATATCTTCATAACGTCCTTTTTCACCTTTAGCTAAACCGTCTTTAATTTGAGTAGTTAGAGATTCAATAGCGTCTGCAACCATTTTATCTAATGGTAAAGAAGCCGCCTTATTAGCTAAAATTTGGTGATATCTGTCCATGTTTTCTTTCTTAAAGTCTTTATGTGACTTAAATGCAATTGCACCCTTTTTAGCAGCAGCTCTTGCGTCTCTTTGACCCTCAGAAGAATACTTTTGTCTTAAAAGTGCCATATTTAAAATAATAGCTCTATCTGCAACTTCAGCAATTCTTTTTACGTTATAAAGACCTGTTCCGTCCCATCCTTTGTACTTCTTAGAAATACCGATAGAATCAGTTGAACCATTTTCTACTTTTTTCAAAGTTTGTTCTCTGCTGCTAGAATATCTTGAACCCCAAGTTCTAGTATAGAATGCATTATCACCAGAAGCAACTGCTAATAAGTAGCCTTCACCTGGGATCCACTTATGATCGGTCCATGCATCGCTAGGTGCATAAGGATTCTCTTTAGGTGTATCTGATAAATAGAAAATAATTGTGTCAGCCTGTTTGTTTTTATAAGCCGTTTGAGGATCAACTGTTAAAAGATCTTCATCTTCAATTAAGTCCATTTTTACTTTAGCTGTACCATAGAATGCTTTAGCTAAATTTTTATCGAATTTGCCATATTTATTATTAAATAAGCTAGCTAACAAAGAAGACTTAAATGCTTCAGTTAACATCTCTGTCGATTCGTTCGTTGAAGTTGATAGTGATTCTACGAATTCACTGAAACTTTCAAATACTAATTTTGATTTCATATTGTTTGATTTATTTTCTTTTACTAATCTTGGGTTCTTATTAAGAAGTTCTTCCATGTCTAATTCAGTTAAAGCCATAAAACTATCTTCTCCATATTTCTTAGCTAATTTATCAGCTCTCTTAATATCAATAACTCTTGATATTTGATCATAGTCCAGTGTTGCGATTCCAAATTCACCGAATATTTCTTCAGCCATAACATTTGCTTGTTTAAATGCTGAAGCTTTTTCATTAATTTCTAGTTCAGTTTTAGAGGGTACTAATTCATTTAAAACTCTTTTACCTGTTTTAGAAAGTGTAATACCATCTTCACTAACATTGAAATATGTGGAGTTTCTTCTCAACCATCTAGTAGAATCTACAGTCATTTCTCTAACGATTGACTCAAATTCATCCTTTGTTAATTTACCATCTTTAATAGCCTCTAAAACTTTATTTCTAATTTTAGCTGCTTTACCGACTGTTTTTTCAGGGTGATTTTCAGTATATTTTCTTTTTACTGTAATATATCTTTCTTCTAGTGGTTGATTATTATCCATTTTTTATGTGTGATATGTTTTATTATATATTCTTTAAAAATTGATCGAAAGTCATTGTGTTAGAATCTGATTCTGCTACAACACCCATAGAGTCTTCTAATTTAGACTTTAACTCACCATACATGTGATGTATTTCTTTAGGAGTTAATTTCTTAAACAGCTTCTCATCGCCATCTAACATTGCATTTCTAACTTGTGTTGCTGAAATGTTTTTACCACTTCTTGGAATTTCAAATAGACCAAAATCAGTTCTACATCCTAAATCTTCTCTATATTCTGGGTTGTTAACTTGAAATCCATAACTCTTCATTCTATCTGTTCCTGTTCCCCAAAGTACTGGTTCGTATTTAGGCCTCATAGCATTAAACATAGTGTCAATACCGCCCGTTGGAATTACAAAAACATCTTCAATTGGATATTTAGATTTTAAACTATTCAACATCTCAACCTGAGTTTCTTCATCATAAGGTCTAGAAAATGCATCTTCTTTTTTCTTAGTTTTTGATTTCACTAATAAGATTACTACTGGATATCCGTTTTGTTTGTGAATAGTCTCAACTACTTTAGCATGACCCAAAGTGAATGGTTGGAAACGACCAACAAACATGTTAACTGGTGTTTTACCATGTTCTGGATATTTAACTGTAAGTCCTTCTAATATAGGGCTTTCAGTATATTGTAATTTTTGATTAAGTAAATATGTTTTAAAGTTCATAACGTCGTTTTCATTAGTTTTTGACATTACTATAGATTCAATAACATCTACTATATCATTGATTTGTTTCATTAAATCTTTATTAATAATGTCTGTTTCTCTGTTTCTTCTCTTTCTAAAACTACCTAATGCAATTTTAAATAATTCAGATAGGACTTTATTTTGTACAAGTGAAATTGTTTTTTCGTTTTTTATAAAAACAGTGTTGAGTTGAAATCCTTTATTATCTGAGAAGTCTGCAGAATCAAAATTAGTACCTATGTATTTCGATGCGTTTTTTTCTACATATGCATTAAATATACTAGAAATCAATTCAATATATCGTAGATCTGCTTCCTCTTCTTCTAAACTAACACTTGATATATCAAAATCTTCTAAATATTCAACTAAATCTAATAGAGATATTTGATACATGTCTGAAGGTTTTCTATCTTCAGTTGGTTTTCTATCAAATCTTTCTAATTTAAAACTCTTTGGATTTTTACCTTCGTAAAAATTAACTATTAATCCATCTATATCATCATCAAAAGATGTGTTTAATGCTGGATTAGTAAGGCCATTATTAAAAATATTATATATTGTTCTAGTAAATGATTGATCTTTATATTTAATAGAAAAATCAGAATCTGATGTGGCTAAAAGATTTACTAAATCTTTCTTTTGATTTTCTTGTAATTTACCTTGGAAAATAATTGGAGGTCTCTGTACACCCAATTTATCTGCCCACTTATTTAAAATTTGTGGATCTCTAATTACTTTTTTAATTTGAGTATCGTTATTAGGATTTAATATTTGAATATGTGTTAATATTAAGTTGTTTTTTGGCAGAGCTTCATATTCTATATCCACTGTTTTATTGTCTATCATATAATCAAATCCAAACTTCCAATCAAGTGGCATGTCTTCTGTCACTTCCTTTATGATAGTTCCAAAATAATTGATAGCATTTTCATAGTATTTAACCATCGTTCTATCAACTTTATCCATAGCATGCTTAGAGCCACTTTTATAATACTGGAATCCTGTTGATGTTTTCTTTACATGAAAAGAAGATGCTTGTATTTTTTCAGATACTACACATGGTAAATCTAACATTGATTGGAAATCATTGATATTGGTAGATTGAAAATATGTTCTTAAGTTTTGTAATGCCATGTTATATTGTTTATCTTCCGTACTTAATAATACCCATAAGCTGGTTAATTGCAGCAAATGTTCCTGTTAATTTAAAAGTCTTACCTTTATATACAAAGACAATACCTTCAGTTGGCATAATTGAATCAATTCCACCTATTCTTTCTAATCTAGCTAATTCAGCTTCGACTTTTTGTATTTGATCAATTGATCCGCCTTTTTTAATTTTTTCAGCCTCAGTTCTAATTTGATTATGTAATCTTTGCATTTCAGCGTCTGGTGAAGCCGCAACAAAATTAGATGCATTTTTTAGAATAATAGAACCTAGTTCTAAGAATAGATCTTCAAACGGTCTAATGTTCTCTTTATATTTCTTTTTTACATCCTCTTTGTCAAACTTTTTAATTAAAGATGCTTTTTCTTTACCAAGATCTTTATCTAATGATCTTAGATTTAGAGTCTTTTTATCACCATATGCCCATCTTAATAATAAACCTTCTTTGTGATCTTGTGTTAAATCTGGAAAATTTGAATCTATAGTTTCTCTCCACCACATTTCATGATAGCGGCTAACTTCATCAGCATCTGTCAAATTATATCTGTCGCGGAGCGCTTCAACCTTCTTGATAAATTTATTTTTATTTTCTTCAAAATTAAGATCCTTGCCTAATTTAATTATTTGAGGCGGAATTATAGTAAATGTTTTACCGACATTTGCTTTAACAGACTCTAATGCTTTTGCTATTACTGAAGCAGGTTTACTATCTTCACCAATTATATTACCATTACCATCTGTCTTTTTTATACCATGAAATTGAATAATATCTCTGTCATAATAGATTACGTTTGGATTTTTAGAATAGATCAATTCCATATTCATCCAATTAAGACCATTTTCAAATACTTCTTGTTGAACTTTAGTTGGTAATTTAATTAATGCATTGGCTAAATCTTCTGCAGCAAATTTAAAAGTTTCTTCAACCATTGCAGATGCATGGCCGTCGAATTTTTGTTTAAATGTTGAAAGATCCATTGGTGCTATAAGTTCACCTTTATTGCGAGCAAACTTAACTTCACCATCTTGAATAGTTGCGAATACATTTTGTCCGTCAGTTTTTTCAGTAGCGTCCTCTTCAAAATTAAGTTCACCGCTTAAACCAGCTTCTATAAGAGCTTTAAAGTCTGCGAATGTTAATGACTTATCATCAAATGGATGTGCCATGTGACCGGCAGCTCCACCTTCTAAAATTAAAGCTTCTTTTATATTTGAATGTAATCTCTCAGTTACAAACTGTTCAAAATTATTGTAGATCTTCATAAGATATGTATCTTGTTTTTATTATGATCCTAATGAGCTAGTCAACATACCTACTGCTACGCCATAATCTCCATCAGCTTTAGCTAAAATTCCATCAATTACTTTTTTTGCTTTAGCCTCATCATAATCTTCACCGAATGCTTTTTGTAAAACTGTTATTGCATATTCATTAAATTCTTCATCAGAATTAACTTCAGCTTCGTTTACTTTTGACTCTTCGATATATTCAGCTAAACCGGGATCGTCCCATCCGTATTCGCCATCAGCAAGAACCTTTTCAAGATCCTTTCTCTTTCCTTGCATTGTAATAACTGGATGACCTCCAGCTGGACCGTCCATCATTGTATCTATGATTTCAACTTTATTCTTTTTTAAGAATTTTAAAAAGTCCTTATCTTCAGGGTTCATTGCATCCATTTCAACTGTTGCTTCACAAAGTAGTTCACCATCTTCTACGACAGTAGATTCATTAAACATGTTAAATGCGTTTAATAAAGATTGCCCTGCAGCTTCTTGTTTGATTTGTTGTAAATAAAGTGCAGTACCTTCAACGATACCAATACCCGACCATCCTGCTGCATTAGCGATATCTGAATAGTATTGATCTAAAATTCTCTTTGTTGTAGTTGCTCCTATTTTGATGTAGTATCCACCTAATCCTGGCATTTTTACTTCATATGAAGAAATTGCACCTTTAATGTTTTTAGAAATTGCAAAACCTTCTCTTGAGAAGTTTGCGTCTTCCATTGCCATTTCAAATAAGTACTTAATACAACCTAACACTGATTCGTTAGACATTGCACCAAAGTCAGTTAATTTTTTTGCAAATAGATTATTGTAAACTGTAACAACTTTCTTAGCGTCTCTTTTAAATTGTACTGCAATAGCTTCGTTTACAGAAACTGAAACAGATTCAAATGCTGGTACTAATTCATCGTAACCATTACCATAAATGTCTGCCATTAACCATTCTTTGTTAGCTTCGTCCCAAAGGTAAACAAATTCTGCTCCACCGTTATTAGCTACATCTCTTAAATATTTAGAAACATCTGAGATCGAACCCTTTGACGGTGTCATTGCATTTTTATCTCCGTAGAAATTCATTTTATCTACAGAAGCCTCTAAACCAGAGCTATCGCCTTTAGCAATTACATCATCTACGTTTTTACCGCCTTTGTAACCTTTTTTGATCAAAGGCAACATATTCTCTGGGTAAGAATCATAGTGAGTATAAACAGAAACAATATTTCCTTTTTTATCAATCTTACCAAATTGCCCTCTTGTGCCTTCTTCGATAAGTGTAATTGCTTCGTTAATTTCAGCACCTCTTAATTTGGTAAAAAATTCTGATCTTTGATCTTCAGTTAATTCTTTAACAGAAGTGACATTAAATTCAGAGAGTAAGTTTTTAAACGTTTCTGCTTCATTGCTTCTTTTTGCGATTGCTTCTTCTTCAATTTTTCTAGTATTAGAAATTTGAACTTCCGTAGCAAATTGTTGAAAAGATTTTAATTTTTGCATAATATTGTTTTTGTTTTTTGAATGTTATTATTTTATTATATATCTCCTTCAAAATCTACATTTTTAATATCGTATTTGAACTTCTGTTCTCTGTAGATTCTTTGGCGTTCTTTAGCATGTCTTATTAAATAGTTATCCCAATCAGATGAACTTAGATCATCTACGAAATCAATAATATTTACACTATCTTTGGATTTATGCTGGCGTAATCCTCGACCGATTGATTGTCTAATTATTACTTCTGATTTAAACGATTCTGTAAAAAAGATATTGTGAATTTTTTTGATTGAGATTCCTGTTGAGAAGGTACCATAAGAAGCAACGATAACAACTTCTTCACCTGCTTCCATTTTCTTTTTATGTTCTTCTCGTATATCTTTATCAATTCCACCGTCAACATAATAAACAGTTTTATCGCTGTCTCTGCGAAGTTTTTCATATATTTTTTTACCATGTTCAATCCTGTGGAAAAGGACCAAACTATTACCGCGTACTCTGGAAATAATACTTGTAATAAAGTTAAGCCTGCCTGGTGAATTAATGACATAGTTTTGTTCAAATTTAAAAACATCTTTACTTTCATATCTATTTTGTGACATTTCTCTAAATGCATCCTTTGTAGATTGAGGAGCATAATCCATTTTAATTATTTTTACTTTACAACCAGCAATGTGTCCTTCATTTTGCAAGTAATTTGCACTTATTTCAGTAATAAGAGGTCCAGTGTATGCCATTAATGTCAATCTATCTAAAGTACCTTCTTTTGGTATAGTACCCGATAATCCGTATTTGTAATCTGCATTAACACATTTTTGAAGGATAGTTTTAATAGACGCTGATTTTGCCTTATGTGTTTCATCCACAATTATAGCATCAAATTCACTAAAATAAGATTTATCTTTTTTAACTAGAGACTGATAAGTTCCTACGACTACATTTCTTCCCGGTCTTATTTTTTGACCAGAATATATCTGTTGTACTTTTATGTCTACTGCATTTCTATAGTTATAATCTAAAAAATCTTCACTTGCTTGTACCACTAAAGAAACATTAGGAACTATAAATAAGATTTTTTTAGCCTTTTCATGTTCTAATAAATAAGCAACTGTTAAAAACGAAATTAATGTTTTACCAGCTGAAGTTGCTAATTCACTTAGACATCTTTTAAATTTTAAAATATTAAAAGCTGCTTCTATTTGATAATCTCTTGGTGTTATTTCTGATTTTTCGAAAAAATCTAACGCCCATTGAGTAAACTTTTCTTGATTTATGTTGGTATCAAATATGTCTGTAATACCATTTAACTTAAATTCAAATTTATATTCTTTACATATGCCCATGACTTCTCGCCATAAACCCGAAGGAATCCATTTATCATCCTTAATATACGAAACATAACCGTCCCATAAACCCTTTTTGACCAAAGGGTTAAAACGCCAAGACTCAATTCTTCTATTTAAAGAAATATTAAGTTGTTCCAATTCTAATTCAGTTGCTGCATCAATGCGTAACAACTGTTTATTTTCAGTTAACGTAAGCTCCACATTGTTAGAGCATTTTTATTTGTCGTTATAGATCTTTTAATGCAAGTCTATTACGAATGGCAAAGCCCATGTTATCTAGGGTTTTTACCGAATCTCTAAAGAATTCTACTTGATTTTCTAAATGAGATAATATCATGTTTTCATCAGCTAGATCAGTTTCAATAAACTTCTCTTTTTGTTTTTCTCCTAACTTATAATCATATTCATAATATCTAATATAAGCTTCTCTATATCTAACTGCTACTTTATTTTTCTGTTCTTTTACTTTCATATTTAAATAAGACATCTGCTCAACGAGAGATTGTCTAGAAGATAATACTTCAGCAATAGTTTCCTCCATGGTGTTTAAATTTCTTAAACTTTGTGCTAATCCTTTAATGTTATTAGTCCACTCTGTTCTTTGGCCGCTTAATTTGCGGTCCAATGCTAAAATATTTTCTTTACTCATATTAAAATAATGATTTCTTATTGGGATTAGGCTTGATGAACTTAGACGTTATTTGTCTTTTCTTAAATTTAGGTTTTGGCATTTCAATGTCAGGTGACTCGATACTTAGATCCAATGGTTTGAAATCTAATAAAAGTTTCATACCTTTAAACCTATCACTGTCTTTTTGAAATTCTTCGAAGTTGTCTTCAACCATTATACTAATATCTTCTATACGTACCATAGATCTAATTGACTAGAGGTGAAATATTGATCGATCTTTTTATGAGCATCGATTTTAAGCTCAAAACATTTCAATATCAAGTCGTTCAGATCTTTAATATTATATGTATCTAACCCATTTTCTTTAAGAAATTTGGACCACATAAAGACGGGTCGACCCTTTTTAAGCTTCTCGGCCATTTTCTTTTTACCGGTTGTATCGTTATCAAACATATATCTAACTGTTGGAATTTCATCAAAGTCATCAGTTGATCTGCCTGCAGTTGCAAGGGCGAGGGAATTTGCCATAAATTTAGCATCTAATGGGCCTTCGAATATAGTAATAGGCCTTTGAAAATTTAATTGCATAATTCCAAATAGTGTTGATACTTTAGTAAGGGACGTTAGTTCTTCATTGGATAATTCTAAAGGTTGTCCCATCTCTTCATACAATTTTGGTAAATCGTACGTTAGATACCTTTGTCCATAACCCTTCATTCTACGTGTCTGTGCACCTATAATTTTATTATCTGCACCAAAATTAAGAATCCAAAGTCTATGCTCTTTTTCAGAATACAGGAAATCATCTACTCTATTGTGTAGTAGTCTATCTTTTAATTGAAACCAAATCCAATCGCCCGGTTCTATTACCTTTGCCTTAAATTTAGCTTTAAACGTATCTATATCAATTGATAATTCTTGAACCTTTCTTAATGCATCATGCTTCAGTACAGATTCTGAATTAACCTGTATCTTATTCTGTTTAATGTAATCTATAACCATAAATGAATCATCACTTGTGGCTAATTTAACTTCATGATCTTTTAAAAAAGAATATAAGTTAGTGTGATAACTACAATTATAACAGTGATACTGTAGAGTGTCCCAGAATATATTACCTCGTTTTTTAGTATCGTCCGAGTGGGAATCACCACAATAGGGACATGCACAGGTTATTCGCCCATGCATGTCCTTTAGTAGCTTCTTATTAGGTTCAGGATGTACTTGAGATACTACTTGTTTAAGTGCATATCTTATTTTATCCTTTAACTCTTCAGTAAGTTGTATATTAGATGTCGAGGTCATTCAAGAAAGAATCTAGATCATCTTCTGATGATACGCTTGAAGTTGACTCTGTTGTTACTGGAGCTTCAGCTACAGCTGTTTGTGCAGATGTATTTGTAGCTTTTGCAGTTTTCTTAGTAGTCGTTGTAGTAACTTCTGCGATAGAATCACCTGGATTTAAGTACATTCTCAATACATCGTTTACGAATGATCGAGTGTCCTCGTCCCATGCTTGATAATCATACCCTTTCAATGAAGGTGCATTCTCTAATTCTTCTTTGATAGACGTCATAGTCTCTTTTGTTCTTTCTGCTGGAGCATCGCCCATAATGATTGCAGATTGACTAGCAGAGAATTTAGACTTGTCGTAGTTATTGTATTCACCTTGACGTGTAATGATCAACTCAAAGTTCTTACCTTCAAAAAGGTCAAATACTTGTGTTGGTTCACCAAAGTCTGGTTTCAACTCAGCGTCAATTTTCTCTTTAATTTTGTAACCGAATTTGAATACTTTGTAAGTACCTTCTAATTCTGGGTTCTGTGGATCTTTAATGATCTTAATTAAAGAATAGTATTGTTGACGTCTTTTCAGTTTCTCTGAAGATTTACGATCTACAGCTGAATCTGATTTACGTAGTTTCCAAAATACGTCTGCGATTGGACACTTCTCACCGATAGTAGATGGACTATCAACTAGTTTACCATCACCACTTGAGTTTGTCAACCAGTGTACATATTTTTGGATTAGGGAATTACGAGGGTTTTCTGGATTTGGTACAAAACGAATTAATGCTTTGTAAGTTCCGTCTTTACCGTCGTCTGCGGTTGGTTTGTACACTTCGTTTGAAGCTGTACTTGTGGGTGCCTGATGCGTTTCTACGTCTTCTACACCCAAGTTAAAAATGTCAAATGAATCACTCATACCTTTAAATTGTTTAATTTGTTAAATTTGTTTACCTTGAAATTACTTTCAGTTCTTATAAATGTATATTACAAAAGGTTTCAAATATTTTGCATTGTAAGTATAGCACCTTCTGAATCTTGCCACCTGTTGCTCTCTAGTTTTTGTAAACCAGCTTTACGAAGTAAGTCTTCACGCTCTTGTGTCGTGATCTTTTGCTCTCGCACCATTATAATGAGAGCTTTGTTCAGGTTCATGATTTCAGTAGTACACAACATAAAATTGACTAATATCTTAGCTTTTGTTAATATACTTATTATATATCCACATTTAAATTTGTTTCACCAGAGATTAAATTATTTTTTTTTAATTTAAAATGAAACAGTTTTATACAACTTGCATATAACAAATGTTAGTTAAGCCAGAAGATAGATTAGGCTTGGAGGCTTGCAACGTATGCAACGAGAAAATAAGCGTCAACGAGATCGTCAAGGGGCTTCGGGATCTTTTTCCCAATTTCAAGGTCTTTAACTATTTTCCACAAAGGGCTTTTAGCTAAGATTGGGTCTTCGTTCACATTTTTTTGAAAGGACTCAAACAACTGAAGCTTATTCATATTACCTTTACCAGCAAATTTCTTAATAGTAGTTGGAGCCACAGTCAAGATGTCATCAGGATTTAAGGTCTTTAAGAGTTTGAGTTTTAGAATTGCAGCACCTGCTGCCATGTCTATCATATTATTAGTTCCCATTTTAGAACCATAAGAAGTTCCTTCAAATGAAACAATAAACCCATCACCATCGTATGAGTTTTGTAAGACAAGATTTATAATGTCGGCTGCCATTTTATCATAGCGCTTAACCTTTAAGAGTTCAGCACTTGAGAAAGCTTCATTATTAGTAAAATCAGGTTGATCAACCAAAGTAACATCCTCCAATAAGGATATTTCTTCTTGTAGTTTTTGTTCAGCCTTTGTTCCAGTTTTAGGTTTTATATAACTAATAAAATGATATTTCTTACCTTTATCATTATATAAACATATACCTGGTGAATTTAGAGAAAAATCTACTGCGAGGTAATTCATTTATAGTTTTTTACCAAGACTAGCACCTAGAGCGGCACCTACAAGTCTCGAAGTTAATAGATCATAAAAGATACCCTTTTGAATACCTAAAACTTTTGCTACCATTTTACCAACTGATTTACCTAATGCAAATCCCGTTAAACCACCTATAATAGAACCAAAGAAACCTTCATTTGTTATTTCTTCATTAAGTCTCTCTAGGTCGTATGTACCATCCTCTTTCATGTATTCCTTTTCGAATAATTCTAAAGCCTCATCTATTTTAGCTTCTAATTCAGGAGTCCATTCTTCTTGAAGACCTTCGTTAACAATTTTCATATCATTCTCAGTGATAGTGTTCTCGATTAAGTATTTATTAAATGTTTTCATGTATTATATATCAATTTATTTTATTCTACCTCTAATCTAAGATTTAATTTATTATAATAGAATGTAACCTCAAATGTATTAAAGGATGCAACGTTTTCCGCAAAGTTTAAATTTAACTCGTTAATAGAATTCATGATACAATCTGTAAATTCCATATATGCTACAGATGCACCTTCAGCATCTAATATTCTTAAACTCAATGGATCTATATATGCCTGCTTAGTTGATCTAGCATAATACCACAAAAGAGTATCCATCATAATCCAATAATTAATAAAACCATCCAACAATTGCATACTAACTGTAAATTCTCTATTAATTACATTTTGAATTGGCAATGCACCTCTGTGATATCTCTTAGTACCATCGTTATCTTCTTGTGATAATGGATCAAACGATACACCTGGTATATTAACACCTTGTATACTGTAATTAATAAAATCTACAGGTTCTGATAGTAAACTTCCCGGTATTTTATTTAAATATTTTTTATACTTATCTGCAACCTCTTTAGGTATAAATCCCCTAGGAAACCTAAAATCGAATGAATTATTTCTGCTATTTAATACCATAATTAGATTTCAAATTTACCTGATAAAATCATATTTTCATCTATACCATTATTAACACTAATATAGAATGTATTGTTTTTCATACCCCTTATTGTGTTAGCATTTGCTTCACTTATTTTAAAGAGTACTTCACCTTCACCCATATTAATATCCTTATTGAATATATTATTAAATTTTAATTTTTGTTTACCATCTCCGAATGTCATGATTACATTTTCTATATTAGTAAATGATATGAATTCTACATCATCTCCTTTTCTTTTAGCTATTACAAATTTATAATATGATGTGAATGGTGGAATTTTAATGAGTAAATCACCTTCAGATTTAAAATCAGAAGTATCTACTTCACTAATATCTTGTCTTGTAATATCGTCAGTGTTAGATTCAAATACAATTTTTGACTTGGAAGCAATTACATTGTGTCTCTCTAAAAACGTAGGGACATACTTAGTACTTTTAGGCATGTTGTCAGTAAAAATACCATTTATTATTTTGTTAGATGCCAGTTGAGGTAATACATTGTATACTTCGGTTAATTGATTAGGAGAATTAATTTTTAGCTTATTTAATCTCTTACCATATTTAGCAGCTTGTTTAACTGTTAAACTAGCCATTTTTACAATCTGTGTATTATCAGTTTGATTCCATATTCTCATTATAACATCAATAGAAAAACTAGAAGCTGTACTACTATTCATAATAACAGGTCTAAACACTATAGGTGTGTTAAAGTCCTCATATTGTGTATATGAAGTTTGGAATGTTTTAATTTCAGATGCACCTATAGTTTCAAAAACATCTATGTCATACATTACTATAATATCGTCTGAAGTTGTGTTTATTTGATTTAATACATATGCTTCAAACGCACCTATAGAATTATCCTTTTCGCCGTATATTCTAAAATAATCTCCATCATCAGCGTCTTCTACGACTACTGTAAAATCTTGAAATTCATCTTCTCTTGAAATTGTAAACTTATTTTCCTCACCTGTAATAAAATAATCATATCCATTAAAGGTTTCTAATTGATCAATTAATTTAAACGTTAGTTCATAATTAGAAGAAGGATCTAAATCACTTGAACCTATTGTACCATCTCCATAAAACCTATCATTAAATTCTTCATTTTGTTGAACCAATGTGGGTATTTTAAGATCTATGAATTTGCTATACAATGTTTCTCCTAAAATAAATGGCTTAGGATTAGCATATTCATAATTACTAGTATTTAAATAAACAAGTTGAGTTAAATTATTTCTTACATTAGAAGATCTCTTCACCGCTATTTCAAATAAAAATCCTTCATAACCTCTGGCAGAAAAATTATAACCACTCCTAAAGTGTAATCTAATACTATCATATTTAATATAATTAATATTAGCAGTAGCTTCAGTTTGATAATTTAAAAGATCTGTTTCATTACCACCAGTCCAACTTACATTATTATTAATGTAATTGAACATTTCATAATCACCCGTAGAATCATATCCTAATAAGGCATATCTAGTACCGCTTGCATCTGATTGTACTGCATGATATCTACCTATAGTTTGATTAATATCATTACCAGTATTTTCATCTGGATTTGCAAATAATGGATTTGCTCTAGTGTCTATTATAATTTTACCACCTATTAAATCTCCGCACGTGTATTCAATTGTGCCAGTTTGATTAGGCGTAAACTGACCAATCTTAGTAACACTTGAATAAGAATAAATTCCTAAAGCACCACTAATTTGAAATAATTCTGGATTAGTTAATTCACTTAAATTAAACTTATAAGTTTTACCGCTCTGTAATAAAAGAGTTCTTGCAGCAAAGTTTTCTACAGATATGTAACCTGAATTTTCAGTAACATCAAAATTAACAACAGCACTTCCTAATTCATTTATTAAATGTCTTTTTGCAAATGGATTACCCTTAACTGTGTCTAAGAATTTTACCTCGCTACCATTGTCATCCACTTCTATTTGGTATTTAGAAGGATTTGATTGGTCGTGGTAAATAAATTCTAAAAGAATATCAGAATCTAAGTAAAAATATCTAGATGATTGTGCCATTGTTTATATTAATTTTAAAATCTTAACCATTTAGGAGAATAATATAATCCTAATCCGATTGATGGACCAGTACTTATTACTTGATTGTTGTTTAGATTGATTCCATAACCGATACCAATCCCTACTGACCATCCTCCTTTCATTTTAGGTTTTTGATTTAATCTTGTATTTATAAGGTTTATATTTTCTATATTACTAAAAGTTAATCCTGGATATGATGTAGAAATTTTTAATTGATCTGCTCCGTTTATTCTTTCTATAGCTGCTAATAAACTAATCGTATGTTCGATATCAAAAGAAGCATTTCCATAATTTAATCCGGTATCGTGTCTTGTTATCAACATATTACCCATTAAATTTCTAGAATTACCATTACCAAAATCATCAAACTTAGAAAATGTTAATTTAGTTGTCGTTGAATCCACTTCAGATGATGTTACGTTAGCCAATAAACTATCTTTGATATCTATATCAGCTGATAAAAGAGTATTAACTTTGTTTAAATCCTTATTTAAATTAAGAGCCTTTCTGTATTTTAAAACCAATTCATTTTGATCATCCTTTAAATCATTTATATCAAATTCATAAGATCTTATCTTAGATATCAAATTGCCGTTTTCTGCTATTAATTGATTAACAGAATCTTTTGATGCTAAATAATTATTAAAATTACGATCAGAAGTTTCTTGAACTAATTCTAATTCTTGTTTTAAATTTTCAGTTTGATTACACTGTCTTAAAAACAATAAAACAAAAAGAGCACCCAATACAAATGTAAGGGTGTTCTTATTACTTAATATGTTTTTAAAATTTATCACTTTCTATTTTTCTTTTAAATTTATCTAAATTCTTCAAGTGTAGGGTCTCCACCGTCTTTATCATCAATAACAAAATCATTTTCTGCATTATGTACTAATATACCGTTAGCAAAATAAACATCTTCAGATTCTACGTCAATTGACCATGTTGAAAATGGTTGTGCAGTTTTTACCAACGATTTAGTGTTAACTAAAATCCATTGAGAATCTTCATTTAGCATAAATTCTCCTACGTTTACGTCACTTGCCTTTTTCCAAGAAACCATATTATTGACATCTTTAATTAAAACAGGGTGTTCAAATGTTATTTTAAGAGAACCTTCATTGAAATTATAATAAGAAGAATATGTGTCCACTGTGACATTAGTAACTTCTACTGATGTAAATTCACCTTCAAGATTATCTACATGAGAAGACCATTCTCTATATGCATCTTCAGAACCATCATAACCATTGATATCATAAGATAACAAGATATCACCTATTTGTATGTTTTCAATTGCTTTAGTTTCGCCATTTGCTAATGTAATCATTTCACCAGCTACGTGACATCCGCCTCCGCCGCCTCCGCCGCCTCCGGTATACGAAGTAGTTGCTGTTGGAACTGGCGTTGGACTTAGTGTAGCAATAGGTGTTGCACTTAGTGTAGTAATAGGTGTTGGAGCCGGTGTTACAGGTATCGTAGGGAATGGCGTTGGCTCTATTACTAGTGATGTACCTTGTGATAAAGTTACACCTAAAGTATATCTAATATTACTATTATCTGGGTGTGCAATAACAAGAGGTTCTAGAATAATACTTGTAGGGAATTTTGCTCCTCCGTTAAGACTAGTGATTATACAACTTCCTACTACATTTCCAAATATATTAGTACCGTATACAAATTGTACGCTATATCCGGAATCCTTAGATATTATAGTAGGTACTTGATTGGTAGTTGTTGCCGTATCCGTGTAACTAAAGCTCTTAGTTACTGAAGACCCTGGCCCGTTATTAAAATCATCCAAAGTAACGCTCGTGACATTAACACCGTTATCATTAATAACGACTGATAGAGTCGGTACTGGTGTTGCAGCTACTGTAGGCACTGGCGTTGCAGCTACTGTAGGCACTGGTGTTGGAGCCGCAGTAGGCACTGGTGTTGGAGCCGCAGTAGGCACTGGTGTTGGAGCTGCAGTAGGCACTGGTGTTGGAGCTGCAGTAGGCGCAGGCGTTGCAGTTGGAGCCGCAGTTGGAGCAGGTGTTGCAGTTGGTGTAATAACTGTATTACCAGCTTGAGTCACTTCAATAGTATCAATTGTACTTGTGTTAGCATGTCTAACAGTAAGCGTTGCGTTTCTGGCAACACCCGAATTAGGCGCCACTGTAATTGTCCAATCATCAGTAGTTCCCACCCTTACGATTGTAATCCAATCGGGTGGTGTATCCCATGAATATGAAGTCCCTAAAGGTGTGATATTCACTGTTCTTATGTATTCGTTTGCTGCCATTTTTATATTTATGTTTTTATATTTATCTTGTTTTTATTTTTATGATGATGGGCTTCCTCCACCTGTACCACATAATTGAGAAGCAGTAGTACTACCACCCGAAGAACTTGTGATTAACCATGATATAGACCCGTTAGAATACCATCCGAATGGCATAAGACTATCCCATGTTGTTAAATTCATATCAGTCCAAAAGACTGAAGAAGTAGATAGTATAGCGTCATTACTCCATAATGTATATTTTATAGATAATTCACCACATGCTGAACTGCTAGAACTGGAATTAAAACTTAATCTATGACTATAAGAAGTAACTGGTACTGGCGTTGCAGCTACTGTAGGCACTGGCGTTGGAACTGGCGTTGCAGCTACTGTAGGCACTGGCGTTGCAGCTACTGTAGGCACTGGCGTTGGAACCGGTGTATATGCTACTGTAGGCACTAGCGTTGGAACTGGCGTTGCAGCTACTGTA